TGCTTTATATTCTTTAGCATATATTTCTCTAAATCGTTCTTGAAATAATGATTCAAGGTCCATTTTATCAGCTGCAGCTCCACTTTCATTATACATTGTTGTGATGTATGATTGTAATGTTTCATGAAATGCTGTTCCAAATACAGTATGGATACTGGCTTGGTATGGTTCTTTATTTTCAATATATTTTAAAGCCCATCTATGAGGGCAAGTAACCCACATTGAATACTGAGAATAAGAAACGCTTCTTTGGAAAGCGTGATTTATTTCAGGAAACTGGTAATTCTTTATTTTGGATTCGATCTCAGAAAGCTTTTTCTTGGCCAATGATTATTTGTTTTATTTTTTCCAAATATAAAATAGCATCCATGTGTTCTTGCTTAGCGTGCTCAAGCCAATCCATTAGTGACAGATCAGTACGGTCTAAATCAACACCGTATTTTTTCTTACCCATCTTAGCACGAGCTGTAAATTGATCTATAACTGAGGTGACAATTGAGTCTAGTTTAGGTGTATCTTCTATTTGTTTTTCCATATAAATTAAATAATCTCTATACGATTCGGCACTGTCTATATATTTACCCATTAATTTGTAATATTATGTTTTCAATTTCTTCTTTAGGAAGCATATCAATATATTCCTTAGCTTCGCTTTTACTTATTTCATAATAAGTAGCAACGGCTTCTACTTGATCTGCTTTGTGTTCCTTTTTATTTTTAGCTTTAATATATTTAAGATACTTGTATTGTTGAGGGATAATATCTTTATACAGATTGTAAAGATACTCACCTTTCATCTGCCAAGTGTTCTTTTGTACTATATTTACTACTTCACAATAATCAGGATCCATACTTAGATAACGATTGATCATCCAGTTATTCCAACCTTCATCACCTAAGTAGGGTCCTTTATTGGTTGTGATATTCTTAATATGATCAAATATATTCATTAGTAATTTCTTGAATCGTTTTTATTATAGTTAGATGTCATAGCAAGCATATTGAGGTGTTTTATTTCATTAGATAAATCCATATTTTTCTTATATAAATTTTCTAATTGTATATCATATTGCTTAATTTTATCATCTGCTGTTTTAAGATTAAAAGCAAGACCTGCTATTTGAGCTCTTAAATGCTCATTTTCCCGTTGAAGTTGTTCTATTTGCATTTTATATTTTTTAAAGAACATTATTTTCTTCTTTACTTGATCTTAATTGTAATGGGAGGAATTCTTCATTTACATGACCGCATTTACTACAGGCAAATACCTGAATTGGGATCATAGCATCCTGTGCTGTGCCAGTTAGGAATCGAGATGCTTTACGAAGCATTACTCCTTCTTGAAATATTTCGTTACCACATTCATCACATGACATTCCTGTAGTTTTATCTAAACTGATGTTTAATTGCTGTTCCATTATATTACTTGTTTTTTAGTTGTTTCTAATATTTTTGCTATTGCGGCTGCAAAGTTAATTTCTTTATCTGGCACAACTCCACTTCTCCAGATAAAATCATCTAATATAACTGATAATTCAGCATCGTGTCCATAGCTGAATTCATTTAAGTGCTCAAACATATATCGATAAGCGGTTTGAAAGTCGTCTACTTGACTATCAGCTACAAGTTGGCGAACTTGATACCAGGCATTTTTATCGCGTTTATTCAATATTTGAATTAGTTGTTTAGTCCAATTAGCATCTAAAGCGGCTACAGATAATTTACCGTCTCTAACATTCTGTTGTAATACCTTAATAATAGAACGAACATCAGGATAATATTCCTTAATTATAGTTGCTACATCTGCCATTTCATATTGAACCCCCTCAGCATCTAAAATACTAGTGCAAACGTGTTTTGCAACATTACCTTTAGATGGAGGTGTTAGTAGATGAGTTTCACAACGTGATTGAAGTGGTTCAATCAAACGCTCAATATAATTACAAGTAAGTATAAATCGAGTTGTGATTGAATATTCTTCGATTAGATTACGGAGTGCTGCTTGTGCTGGTTGAGTTAGAAAATCAGACTCATCTAATATTACTACTTTAAGTGGTTGAAATGTAGATGTAGAAGCAAATCCTTTTACTTTTTCTCTAATCATATCAATTCCATTCTCATCACTAGCATTAATGTAGAGATAATCACATTTAATATTCTTAACAATTAATTTAGCTAATGTTGTTTTACCAGTACCTGCTGTACCTGCAAATAGGAAATGTGGAATATCATTAGAGGCAATACAATCGGCGATGCGAGCTTTAACCGCATCGTTGCCGATGTATTGTTCTAATGTTTGTGATCTATATTTTTCAATCCAGAGTGTGTGTTGTTTCATAACTTATTTAAATGTTTTTTTGCATTTGAAAGATAAGACTCTATATTTGCCTTACCAACTGGATTAGCAGAGTGAACATTGTATTCTGGGAAGAAGGGGAGGCAATTGCTGTGGCAGTATTGAACTAGCCATTTTGCAGCATCATATCCTGTTTTTGTTCCTTCTTCTCCCAAATCATGGTCGAAGGATACCTTATCAGGTAATCCATTTTCCTCAATCCACTTTACAAATTCATCGTAACTACGAACGATATCCCACCCCTTAGTTTTAGGGGTACGGATATCGTCGAGGTATAGTTTTTTCATAGGTTGAAATTACATTCCAAACCCTGACATATCAACTTCGTCTGTTTTCTTTTTATCAGTAGGTTTGTCATGGATTACACATTCAGTCATCAGCAACGTTACGGCGGCTGCGGCTGCATTCTCTAGAGCACATCTAACTACTTTAGTTGGATCGATGATACCTGATTCGAAGGCATCTACTAATGTTTCATCAGCAATGTTTGGAACCATATTATTTGAAGTATTTCTAAGATTCATTAATACTTCATTATGGTCTACACCAGCATTATTAAGTATTTGTTTGAATGGAGCGCTACACGCTTTTAAGATTATTTGTTTACCTTTATTAAAGTCAACTCCATCAACTTTAGCTTGACTAATAGCTGTTCTAGCATGCATTAGAGCAATACCAGCACCAGGTAGAATACCTTCTTCAAGTGCTGCTTTAGTTGCTTGAAGAGCATCGTCAATACGATCTTTTCTTTCCTTCATTTCAATCTCAGTACCTCCACCTACATTAATAATAGCTACACCTCCAATCATCTTAGCAAGACGATCTTGTAGACGTTCTACTTCATATGGTGAATTAGACTGATCGATTTGGGATTTTAGTTCCTCAATACGAACGTCGATAGCTTCTGTATTACCTTTACCATCTACAATTGTAGTTGTTTCTTTACCTACAGTAACTGTTCTAGCATTACCGAACCAATCCATATTAAAGCGTTCCAATTTCATTCCTTTAGCAGGTGAAATTACAGTACCTCCAGTTACAGTAGCGATGTCTTCTAGAATAAGTGTTCTACGTTCACCGAAGTCAGGAGCCTTAACAGCAGCCACTTTCAAAATACCTCTCATCTTATTTACAATAAGTGTTGAAAGCGCTTCACCATCAATATCTTCAGCAATGATAAGGAGTGATTTATTTTCTTGTGATACACGCTCTAGAAGTGGAAGTAGATCTTTTACAGTACTAATTCTACCATCAAACAATAGAATCAAAGCATCATTAAGGATAGCTTGCATTGAATTGTTATCTGTAACCATATAAGGTGACTTATAACCTCTATCGAATTGAAGACCTTCTACTACCTCAAGTGATGTTTCACCTGAACGGGATTCTTCTACTGTTACTACTCCGTCTCTTCCTACTTTATCAATAGCGGTAGCTACTAGTTCACCAATTTCAGTATCACCATTAGCTGAGAGAGTAGCAATTTGTTTAATTTGTTTTTCATCTGTAATGTCTGTAGATAGAATTTTCAATTCAGCTATTACTTGCTTTACTGCTTCTTCAATACCACGTTTTACTTGAGTGGCATTTATTGAAGCGTATGATGTTGCCTCTAATGCTTGAGATGCAATAGCATGAGCCAATACAGTTGAGGTAGTTGTGCCATCACCAGCAGCATCAACTGTTTTTTGAGCGGCTTGTTTAATTACAGTTGCTGCCATGTTTTCAATTGGATCTTCCAATGTAATGGTTTTAGCTACTGTAACACCGTCTTTAGTAGATACTACTTGCCCGTGTTCTTTTTCAATCAATACATTACGTCCGAAGGGACCCATTGTAACTGATACTGCTTTATTTACTTTATCGATACCTGCTTGAAGCTTTTCTTTCGCTTCACGATCAAACTTAATTATTTTACTCATATATTATTTTTCTAGAATTGCCAACAAATCTTGTTCCTTCATTACAATGTATTCTTCACCTTCAACGGTCATTTTAGTTCCACCAAATGCAGGAAATACTGCTGTTTCACCTACTTTAACTCCAGTCGCAAGCCATGTTCCTGTAACTGAGTATATTCCAGGTCCTACAGCTACTATCTCACCCATAAGTGGTTTTTCTTTACCCATATCAGGTACTACAATGTTACCATACATTGTTTCAGTTTCATCTAATTGTTTAATCACAACGTGATTATAAAGTGGTTTAATTTTCATTTTTATAACTTTGTTTAAATTGAAGATAATGACAGGTCTTCGGTTTTCAAAACTTATTTAATCGTAACCTTTGTTGGTTTATTTTCCTTTGCAAATGGAATATCCAAAGTCAATAATCCTTTATCCAATTTAGCTTCTAGCTCTTGGAGATTATATTTACTTGAAATTTTCCAAGCAAGATCAAAACTTGATTTTTTAATTGT